GTGTGAGTTGTTTGTATTATTTTAAGATTACCTCTACGGCCCATCATCCAAGCAGGAAAAAAAGTAGAGGCAAACTCTGATTTAGAGTGCCTTGGTGGTAAACATACTATGAGTCTTTTTAATTTACCGTCCGCTATCTTGTTAAACTTATCAGCTATTATTTTATGGTGACGACCTTCAATAAATTCTGGCCACATGTGTTTTACAAAACCAATAAAATCTTTTTGACAAGCATCCTGCTTATCTAGCTGTTCGTATCTATTTAAAAGAGCTACAGCCTCGGCTTTGTCTTGCTCAGACAATATATCAAAATCTTTTAGGGAAACATCACTCATATTTATAAAGGCGGGATAGGTAATTAGGTAGTGACATAGTAATTACCTAACCCTAAACGCTTCATTGCGTCTAAGGAAAGTATAAAGTAATTTTGTTTTCTGTTATACCTCATGCCAGGCAGAATCGCCTTCAAATAACATAGACTCGGCAAGCCTTCTGCGCTCTAATCCTTCTAAAACTTGTCCACCAGCTTTATTCCAGCGCCGCATTTGTGCTGGCACTTCTTCCAAGTTATTTTCATTTAAAACTTTTAACATGGTTGAATTATTGAGGTTAGTTGGGCCTAGGTTATAAGTCCATGCAACCAGCGCATCAAATTGATTTTGTGTCAATGGCACTTTTACAGCATCGTTTACATATCCACCGTATTCTTCTAACTCTTCCTCTAGCCAGGCGTCTGCTTGTTCTTGCGTACACTCGTCGCCCAGTCTTACACCTTTGGTTCGGCCGTAAGCTATTGTAGGCACGTCTACGGCGTCTAAATAAGCCTCTAGCTTACATCCTTCAAATTTCTTGATTAATGATTTACCTTCTTCTGATATGTGCATGTTAATAATCCCCCCACACTTTGGTTTTTTTGCCACCCGAATATTCAACGGCATGGCCTTCTTTGATAAGTATTTGACAAATATCCTCGCCATCTTCTGTATAAGGTATGCCAAGTATTCTGCCATATTTTCCTTTGCCGAGTGATTTTACCCTAAATTTTCCTTGGCATAATTCACCAAGCCTTTTTTTAGCCGCAAGTCCTAGTTTTTTTTCTGCTAAATCTCTTGTTCTGCTTTCGGGTGTATCTATACCGTGAAGGCGGACCCTTTGTTTGTGTAGCTTGACATCAAAACCAAGGTCTAAAATGCAATCCAAGGTATCACCGTCAATTATTCGATCTAACTCGGCCTGATAAACAAAGGCATCTGGTCCGTTACTCATCTTTATTATTATCCGTTGTTGTCACCTTTTTATAATAAACTACAACCTCTTTTAATTCATTAATATACCTTTTTAATTCTTGCATGTTGTATGCCATCAATTCGTAGTCTGGAACCGACATAGCAAAAAAAACTATATTACCTTGGTCTTTTTCAATCCTGGTAAGAAACTCATCTATATTTTTTTCAGATACAACATACCAGTAGGGTTCTTTTAGATCAATTTCTCTGGGCATGACGGGTTGTATAAAGGTTCGCTTAATAGGCTTAGAAACGACCTTAACTTGTTGCTGGCTAGGGATTAGACTGCAACTGTAAGCCATTGTCGAGGCTATCAATATTGCGACTGTCCTCTTCGATGCTTTCAAAAACTTTTTTAGTTCCATTATTTACTCTCGGTTCTATTAGACCAGGCTTTGCCGCGGCTAATTTAGTTAAATCGTGTCTTTTGAAAATGTCCAGATACCGATTCATTTCGGCTTGAATTTCTTGGTTTTTTGATTGCAGGGCCAAAAGACCTTCGGATTGCACTTTGAAGTCGTTTTGCATAGTTTCTATGGTGGCGAGCTGTTCTTGATTTCTAATCTCAAAGGCTTGATTTAATTGTGATAGCCTTGCATTTTCGCTCCATAAAAAATATAAACCTAGGCCCAAAACTAATATGATTCCTATAAAAAATTTACTCATAAATACGGTGGGTCTTGAAATAATGATATTAGTATTAACAAGCCGCAAATAATTAAAATTAAATCAATCATCCTTTAGTTTATTTTCTTCTTTTAGTTCTAAAACTGTATTAATTTTTTGTTGCAACCTAATCATATCTTGGTCCAATAAACGTAATTGGTCTGTTAATCTTATTATGGTTTTCTTCATTTCGCCAACAGCTGGGTCTATTGTTTTAGTTATTGTTACCCAGACGTAGTAAACAAAGTAGCCTAGGCCAACAACCATAACTGTTGTGAAACCAAACTCTTCGACCAGGGCAACAATATCCATTAATCTCTCCTGGCATCAATTTTTCCATCTTCTACAAAGTTTTCTGCTCTTGCGATTCGTGTAAGGTCTGGACTTAAATCTAAAGCAGAGGAAACGCTGGTATCTATTCTTATCATGTCGTTGTTCATTATGGAGGCCCTGGTAATAAGCATTTTAGTAATAGACTCAACACCCTTTATATCATTAACAAGGCCAGACATAAGCTGTTTCATGATTAAAAAAATAAAGTAACCCATTACTAGGCCGCTGGCTATCGGAACACCAACGTCTGCGATCAAGCTGAACGCTTGGTCCATTAATCTTCGCCTTTAAAACCCTTAGACGAATTTGAGGTCCCAGCATAAAGACCGAACCATGCCGCCCCAGCACCAACTATTATTGATATTAGTCCAGATTGCTCTAAGCTGGGTTCCTCTAAACCCATAAACCACATGGTTGAATAATAAAGTAAAAAAATATAAACGCTTAAAAACACGCGAGGAAAAATTCTCCAAGAGTCTACTGCTCTTGCCAGGTGAATCCATTTTTGGTGTGGGTTTACTTTGGAGTCTGATTCCAAGTCTCTAATTTTATCTTTTAAATCAGATATCTCACGGATCATATCCATGAATTTGTTGAGGTCCATTTCGACCTCATTTCTGTCCATGTCGCCACTAAATCTATTTTGTTCGTTCATATAAATTTAGTTAATACTACGGCGCCAACAATAAAAGGATAGACGGCCCAAAGCATGGTTTCTAACTTATCAAACCTTTTAGATCCTGCCTCAAGTCGTGCATCTATGCTCTTATACAAAGCTCTACATTCGCGTTCATGCGACTCTATAGCATTGAGAGCGTCTTTTACTGTTGTCATTTATTTTGCCTTTTTAGTTTTTTTGACCCTTTTTGTCGTGTAGGCCTCATTCACATCTGGTGTAGATTCGTCATCGGCGACATATCTACCTTTTTTATTTCTGGATCTAACTACTACTTTTTCTGTTCCTGTTATAAAATCCACTACCTTAGTCCACCAGCTCATGCTACTTCTCCTTTGCGCGGCCTATGTTTAAAGCGGCCCAATCCACCAATTTGTAAAGTTTGCCTATCCAGGCATCGTCTTTTGGTGTGGGCGTTGAGGCGGCAATCAATGAGGCCACGGTTACTATGATTGTCACCCATGTCACTAAATTTACTATCATTTCCATTTTTTACTCCTAGTTTTAACTTGGTTTTGTAGGCCACTCACCTAGCGGTCTTGTGGGCGGGTCTTGTTCATTATAAACATATAAAGCTGCCAAAGCATCCACATCGCTAACGGCATCTATTTTGTTTTTCATATCATCTGCTGTAGACCTTACATTGGTTCTAAATGTCGACCAAGCGGAAGGTATCGCAGTGCCAGCCTCTTGATTTCTAATCACTAACCAATCATTTGATTGTAACAAAGTATAAGCGTGGTTGTTTATATATTCTTTGTGTATTGTCTTTAATCCTTTCACTAAATCAGAACCAGAACCACTATCGTCTAATGACCGCGCCGTAGCTGTGCCATAAGATGCTTTTACTGCGCCACTAGAAAAAGTAAAAGTTTGCTCTGTGTTTATATAATAATTTTTATCTTTAAGATTCGTATTATCTTCAACTACTTCGTAAATGCCTATAGCCTCTAACTCAGAGCTCGACCATAATTCAAATATATTTCTTGGATATTTTATATCACCAATTAATTGTTGTTTGGGTTGTTTGATTATCTTACTAATACTACCCGATTCTACCAATGCCCACATAATTTACCTCGCTGTTGTTGGGATTCCTGTTGATGTTACAAATGGATTTTCTGCAAATGCCATATAAACGTATGTGCCACCACTAACATTTTGGTCCGATGCTGCTGTTTTCCATTTAAAACCATTACTTAAAAAATCAGCATGTTCATTACCAGATGTGCCTGAATATTCAGTATCATTATTATTGGCTGATAATCTAGCATTTACAACATTGAATGGATTTCTTTTTGCATCATACATACGCCAATGATAACCTGCGGTATCTGTTCTTTTAGTCATAATAAAAGCAGGTTTAAATCCTAGATGGATGAACGGACCATTTGCATCGCCTGAGGCAGTATATTTGCCGAACTTACTAAATCCTTGAATTTCAGCAAAACAATAAGCTATATAACCTATCGTGTTTTGATTTACCGATGTAGCTGTACCTATTGAAAAAACAGATGTTGTTGGATCTGTTTGTGTCCAAGCGCCATCGTTTGCTGTTGCTGCATCTGTTGTATTCAGGCTTAGAAAATCATAATTGTTAGTTGTACTATGATGTCTAACTGTCCAATTAGCAGAAGTAGTCCTACTTTTAACTACAATCCAAGCAGGTGCTTTACCAAGTCCATGACCTATCGTAGCCGCACTACCTGTTCCTGTATAAGTAACAATGCTGAATCCTGCTGTAGTGTTTGCTTGTACTGTAGAAGTTATTGAGCCATCACTATTGCTTGATGTAGTGCCACCGTTGGCTTTCCATTGCCAACTAACATAAGTATCGTTTGAAGCATTAAAACCTGCATCACCTGCGCCTACACTAAATCCATCTGAATTTAATGCAGTTACATAATCATCAATAGTGAATTCAGCATTAGCAGAATTAGATACTAACACTTTACCTGAAGAACCGACCCCTCTTGAAGAATCCATAAGAGCATGATTAAAAGCTATTCCTCTTGGTTTTGTCCAAACCCAATCAGGTTGTAAATCACTATTACCGTCATTAGTAATAGATTGTGTACTACCACTACCTGACCAAGTGGCTATTTGGAAATTGGCGCTTGGATCGTCTATCTGAGTATATACTGCCATTTACCCTCCGCTAGATCCTAAATTCTTCGAGCACAGAGCTAAATACCCCGAGGGAGGCGCAAACTCAAATGAGCCAAAACCGTTCTCGTCTGTTGCTACGCTTGAAGGTGTCCACACTGAAAACCCACCAAAATTATATTGAACTGTATCATTAATAGTAGCATGAAAAGGCACGACCATTTTATTTGCCGCATCAAATAATCCAGAATTGGCTACGCTACTTTGCAACGTGCCGTTTCCAAAAATACTTATTTGATTGTCGTCCATATTTAAAGCTATAGAAATTATATCTCCATCCGTGTGAAAATCTGCAAAAGCATCGAGAGAACCATTAACCTTAGAACCTCCATTAAAATATTCTATACGCGCCGCCGATATATTGAAATTAAATGTTGAATTTATATCTTGCGGGTCATTTGAAGCTGTAACGTTGTCGCCATCGTCAATAGCACTTACACCTATATTGTGAGAATTTTGTTGCACAAGTTTCATTTCCCAATACCATTTACCAGAAGTTACTGCAAAAGTACCAAAAGCACCACCAACACCACCTCCAGTGTTGTCACCAAATTCAGTTGCGCCGTTGATTATCCCGTTAGTAGTGTATTTGAAATTTACTACAGGGTTAAGGGTACAAAAATTGTTAGTGCAAGTGTCTGTAGCTTGATTGCTAGCTGATACGTTAATTAAATTAAAGTTGTTGCTGTTTCCGCTTGAGTCAGCTCCCATAGACCCAGAGTTATCAAAATTTAAGAAAAATCCTTCACTCCCATAAGAGCCAGTGTATTTTTTTGGAATCCAAATACCGCTGTCTGATTCAAATTCTCCAAATTGAGTAGGTGCTAATTGTGATCCATCAATATAATTGACCTCTGTAATATAACCATCAAAACCGTAACCGCTCTCTGTAAAAAAACCTAATTGTGTGGTTACTGAACTAAACTGTCCAAGAGTAAATTCCTCATTTAAGTCGGGATATTGTGCTGTATCAAAATCTGTTTCTTGAACTCCATTCCAATATATTTTTACTCTGTCCGAATTTGTGCTTTGTGTCGTATCAATAGCAACCACCATGTGTGACCATGCGGCAGGATCTCTAAATACTCTTGATTCATTTTCAAACTCATGTCCGTTTGCTAACCGTAAACTAAAGTAGTCAGAGGTTTTGAATCTAAACCTTACATGATCGCCTTGTGAATAAAAAATGTGGTCATTTCCTGGTTGAGTTCTTTTAAGCCACATAGAAAGAGTCATAGTCCTTCTATTGCCATCACTACCCGAGGCAGGTCTTTGTAAATACTCTGTATTAGTATCTTCAAGTTTTACAGAGTTAGATATGTCATATCCCGTACTAACAGAACCTCGGTTTGCTGTACGCTGTAACGTTTCCATATTAGCTTTGCGTTAGATTTTGGCTAATACCGATATTTTGCCACTTGTTACCGTTATATCTGAAAGCAAATATATCTGTTTTTGCGTCTGTAGCGGTCATCGTGGGGTTTTCATCACCTGGGAACTCGAAAATAGCGTTGAACGCTAAAGTGTATGGCCCACTAGATGCGTGTTGAGCAACTTCTATTTGTATGATAGCTCCCTCCGTAGCGTTAGTAGGTGCTGAAATGGTGCTGTTTTCTTCTAGTAATAAAAATGCGTTTGCGGCGGCTCTGGCATCCCAAGACACCGTGCCGTCTGTTAAGGCGACTTGTTTTATATTTGCGGATGTTTCAGCTGTTACCACTTGGTTCTCGTCAATACTTAAAGCAACGCTAGATCCTACAGTGCTACCAACACCAACAAGTAAATCATCGGCGCTATCGTCTAATGCAACGTAAAAGTCTTGTGC